CCAATGTAGATAACGTACACCTTCTGCACTGGAGTAGTGTTGACCGCAGGCGCAAAGTTGGTAACTAGGAACCGCCCCTCCACCCGCCACGCATTCGTTCGGATGCCATAGGCGTCCCAGCGGTCGGGGCGGTCGAAGCTGGTATACAACACCCTCAAGCAGTAATAGGGGTCCGTCACAGGGTCTGCCCCCGTTCCGTTGGGGAGGGCATAGGCTTGGGTAAACTCGAACGCTGGAAAGGTGGTAACGACGGGGTTAGCTCCGGTAGTGAGGGTAGCATTAGCGAGGCTGGCACGAAAGGTGGCAAAGTTCCACGGGTGCGCCCGCAGCACCGCATCCCTGGTGGGCGCATAGGTAGCGTTGCATAGACGCGCCCTATCGCTGTTGTCACCGAGATCGGTGATAGGCTGGTCCCCAATCAGCCTGAGCGCGTAGGAGCAGATGTCAACCTCGGTAGCCAGTGCCAGCGACATAGTTTACCTCGCCATGCTCTCAGTGTCAGCAGTCTTCTTTCCACCGGGGGTAACGGGGAGATAGATGTCACCCCTGCCACTGTGGCCAGAGGTACCGCGCTTGTCCCCAGGTGCTCCCTTACCAAACTTGGTGCTCAATCCGCCCTCGTCGCAAGCCCATTGCTTGCCGTCAACGTGGACGTCACGGATTTGGGACTTAATGGTAGCGGGGCGAGAGGGGACGGGGGCATGGTCCTTCCCGGTTGGGCCAGGGTCCTGATGCCCCGAATCCGTCCCCCTAGGCTTGGTCGTGTTATGCTTAAGATGCCTGTCATCCATTGCTGTCTCCTTTAGGACATTAGGACTAACGCCGCAGAAAGGGTGACAGACGGCGTAGTGGTGTTGGACACGAAGAACTGGAACTGTAACCGGGACGGGATACCACCGACGAAGGCGACGTTCGCCACGGCGGTGATTTGAGGATAGACAACAAGCTGGAACTCGCCCGTCGCTACCTGCGCCGCCCCCACAACGGGAGTAGAGAATGCCACCTGCGATCCAGTAACGGGATCAATCTGGAAGGCTGTCACGGTAAGCGCCGCTGACACCCCCGAAATGGCGCTGATGTTGTAGAAAAGGGTAAAGCCGCTGAACCGCCCCGGCTCAATCCCAATGATGGAGCTAAGGTTGTTGGTGTTAGCGACGTTGAACACAGTCCCCGCCGCCAGGACAAGAATCTCGTTATCTTGACCGACGTATCCCTTGGGAGCGTAGAAGCCTAGATTAGCCATAGTGTCTCCAAAGGGGGAGAGGGGTTACCCCCTCCCCCTCGCTTTGGTTTAGTCAACCGTCCAGTAGACTTCGAGGTGAATCTTCTGCGCCCCGGTAACCGCTGCGCCACCTGTGGTCAAGCAGACCGGGATATACCCAATCGGAGTCCCGGCGACCGCAGAGGCCGCAGGGATCGTAGTCGGGATAACCGTGGTAGCATCGGTGGTCGTCGGGAAGAGGGTCTGGTTGCCCGCCGCCGCCATCGTGGTAGCGGTGCCCCAGCGTCCCGCAGTCACCTTGTCATCGAGCGTGGCGGTAACCGCACCCGTCAGCGCATCGAAGCTAAGGATCGAGAACAGCACCCTCGCATTCCACGGAATAACGGTCATGTTCCAAACCGAGCCGGAAGCGTCACCGTTAGTCGTGTAGGTAGCTCGGGAGATGCGAAGCCGCCCCGCGTAATCGGAGGGCTTAAGCTTCACGACGGGGCTAGCGCCCCAGGTGAGAGCAGAGAACATGTCAGAGTTGAAGGAAGCCATCTTAGTCTCCTAGAACAGGGGGGCTATCCCGGCATGCCTCTTAACCGGGCTTTGCCCCCTTACCGCTTAGTGCGCCTCGCTGGCACCCTTCTGAATGTGCCCAGCCGCCTGGGGCTGCACAACGTCGGTCGGGCTAAACCCGCGATCCGCCTTGTGAACGTCCCCCTGGAGGTGGTCATCCATGTGATAGAAGCCAGTGTCAAACGCAGGACTCACGTTCTTATGAGACGCATGAGACATCCCGTCCTTGGAATGCTCAATGTTGCCCGCCCCATACGCTTCAGAACCGTGACCGTAGTGGCCTTCAGCCATTGTAGTCTCCTTTAGTCGTTGCAGCCGATAGCGATGACCTTCTCGTCTTCAACACGGGTCGCGCCCAACGTGGAGGCAACATACACCTGCACGCTGTAGCTCTTATCAGCACGCTCCGTGATGCGGACCTTAAGGTCAGCCGCGATAGCTAGGCCAATCCCGTTCCTCGACCACGCAGGGAGCAAGGTCGTGGCGTTCGTATCGGGCGTCCCCGTATACGCCGTGGAACCAAGCAGCCTGTTGCTGAGGAAGAACTTGAAGCCCATAAAGGTGTCCACTTCGCCCTTCACAAGCGCATGGACGCTGTTATAGTCCACGTTCTTCACTTCAGTCGTGTTCAGAAGGTCCGAAAGATGGACCGCCTTGATAGCGATGAACTGCGGATCGTCAGGGTCAACGTCCGCCGCGTTCAAAAGCTGCCGGGCGCTAATGAGCTTGGCGAGGTTGAGTCCAGCCGCCGCATTGGCGACCACGTTCGCGGAGGGGAAGTTGACGGAGGTAGAACCATCGACGCCGGTGAGAGACGGGCCAAACAGCGCCGCAATCACTTCGTCATCGACCGCCCTGCCAACCGCCCACGCCGCCGCCTGAGCGTACTCGCTCTCAGGGTTGATTAGGATGCGAACCTTGTCTTCCTTATCCACCAGATCGGCCCACTCATAGTCCACCAGAGTGACCATGCGCCGAGAGTGGTCGGAGTCGATCAGCGGGGTGTCAGAACCTCGGGAGAGCTTCTTGACAGCCGCAGTCTTTCCCAACCGCTCGAAGAAGTAACGGTCAGCGGTAATGTCCCCAGCCATGCGGACCTTATCGCGGAACCGGCTACCCTTCTGCTGGGAGAGCAGAATGACGTTCGCCGTGTACTGACGGATGAACGCCTGGGTGATGTTAACAGACATTTTCGTCTCCAGTTACGAACATTGCTTGGAGACGCCCAGCTACCCCACAATGGGACTGGTGCTTGTCTCTATCGGGGACCATCCGCCCAGCTTGCCTGGGAGCACGGGGACCCTTTCAGGCTACCCCCTAATCAACCTCCGCTACGGTTCACCGCTTGGGGAGGTCTACTAAATCCCTTGCTCAAGAAGCGCGTCAATGCTCTTACCAGCGGTAGGAGCAACAGAGCAGCGCAGGCGATACATGAATTTCAGCGTGCCAGACCGTTGGGTGCGGCTTTGGTCGGTGCTGTAGGTAACGTCAGCGATCCAAGTGCCAGCCTCGGTTGAGATAGTCTCGTCCGTCAGGTGCTCCAACACTACGGAGCCCCCATTGACCTTAACCGTGCTGTAGAGTTTGGCGGCAACCCCGCCTAGCTCCTGATGCAGATAGAAGGGTGGGGTAAAGTCTCCCACCCGATGTAGCGACACACCATGCGCGGACATTTAAGCCTCCGGATACGCTAGCTGGTGCAGCGAAGCCATCTTCGCAACCGCGTCCTTGTGGTCAGGATGGCCCGCATTCCAGTATGCGCCACTCTTGTCGTTAAGCATTGTAGCGATTTCCTGTTTAGCCTCCGCAGGTCCAACGCCACCGTCCACTTCGCCCTCCATGTAGCCCTCGTCGGACATGATCTGTCCCATCTTAGCAAAGGCTTTAATCAGGGCTGGATGGTTACCTAGACCGCTCTCGTCCAGGTACTTGAGCAGGTCCTTACCACCTGACTCAATGACAGCACGGGCCGCTAGGCCCACGTTACGATCAAACGCGGCTCCCCACTCCCCACGCAGCGACTCTTCCGCTAGCTTACCTTGCTCCTTCAGTTGCTTCACATTCGTGGCAAGGACACCCTGATAGTGGTCAATCATCGCCTGCGCCTGCTTGCCACTCAGGCCAGCCTTGAACGCCACACTCTTGAAGGCTTTGATGTCAGCTTCGGGGATAAGCTGCGCCGCTTCGGGTAGCACCTTGGTGTCATACTTATCCGCATTCTCGGGACGTCCAAGCTTGGCGTAAATGTCGCCCCAAGCCTTCTCAGCCTCTTCGGGCTTCATCTTGTCATTGGGAAGGCGAATGGAGCCGCCAATCATCTTCTGCGCCTCAACGAACCCCTTGACCAGCGAGGGAACGTCCTTCACCGTCTCAAGGGACTTCTCTTTCCAAATAGGGTCATCAGCAGCGATACCGGCACTTGCCCGCCAGTCCTGACTCTGATTGCCCTTATCCGACGCGGAGCCCTCTTGGACCTGCCCGCCGTCCTTAGGATCAGCCATTGTTATCCTCCTCAATTTCTTCTAGCT